ACTCAATTCCGTTGTTGCCTGATTTGCCTAAGGTGCCGAACTTGCCTGTGCCACAAATTGGCGGAACACCAACACAAGCTGCAGGTCGTTTAGGTCTGCCACGTATGGCCGAGGGTGGCATTGTGTCGAGTCCTACGCTTGCCTTGATCGGTGAGGCTGGCCCAGAGGCAGTCGTGCCATTAGATCGCATGCAAACAGGCGGCGGAATAACTATCAACGTGACAGGCGGTTTGGCTACAAGCGCCGAGATCGGTGAATCGGTCGTTAATGCTTTGCGCGCCTATTCGCGTTCCGCTGGCCCATTACAATTACAGGTTGCCTAATGCCCGGCACAGCCGTAGTTGAATCAGGCAACTATGACCTGCAGATCGCTACAGGATTTAACGTCAATGCGTTTACTCTTGACGACACAACCAAGGGCGTTTTAGATAACACGATCTATGTGCTAGATGGCAACACAGAGTTTGCCAGCGTCATGGACTCAACGCTCAATGTCAAAGTAAAGCGCGGCAGACGCGACATTGGCGACCAATTCAGCGCCGGCACAATGTCATTTACCATTCAAGACGTGGACGGGATCTTCAACCCGTTTGACGAAAATAGCCCGTATTACGACACAGCCGAAAGTAAGCCAGGTCTTGCACCATTGCGCGCCGTTCAACTTATTCGTTACAGCTCAACGAATGTGCCTGAATCATTGTTTAGCGGTTATGTCGTTAACTATGACTACAACTTTGCTTTGGGTGGAATTGACACCGTAACGGTGTATTGCGCTGACCAGTTCTACTTGCTGTCACAAACCTATTTGGACGAATTAAACGTCACCGCTGAAACATCTGGCGAACGCATTGAAACCGTGCTTGACCTGCCAGAAGTGGATTTCCCTGCAGGCTCTCGAAACATTGCAACAGGAACCGTAAATCTTGGCCATGCTGCGGCCTACACCGTGCCGGCAGGAACAAACGTGCTGCAATACATTACGCAGATCAACGAAACAGCCGAGTTCGGGCGTGTGTTCATGTCACGCGCTGGAGTGTTCACATTTCAAAACCGCATCGGGAACACGCTGTCAGCATCAAAAGCCGATTTCCATGACGACGGCACAAACTACAAATACAACGGCGTGGGCATTTCCTTTGAAGCGGACGCCGTGATCAATAGATCGGTTGTAACAGCGCTAAACGGCAACACGGCCACAGCCAGCGATGCAACCTCTATTGCCACATATTTCATTCAGACAAGCAACATCAGCAACAGCCTGTTGCATGAACAGCCGTCAATTGATACCGCCGCATCATATTTGTTAAACCCTGAACCAGAAGCCCGATACACCAGCGTGGAAACCCAATTTCTGATGTTGACCACAGCCCAGCGCGACACGCTCGCCACACTAGAAATTGGCGACACGATCACCATAGAAAAAACATTTCCTAGCGGTGCCGGCACAACCGAATTGGCGCAAGAGCTCTCGGTTGAGGGCATTGAGCACTATTTGGACTTTGCTACAGGCCACCGCGTGCTGTACTCAACCTCGCCGACCACGATCGTCTTTGAGCTGATCTTGGACGACGCCGTGTATGGCACACTCGACGCAGAAAATGTCTTAGGATAGGAGACACTATGGCTACCCCACCAGTATTTGTTGCAGGACAGGTTCTTACTGCTGCACAGATGAATGCAGTCGGTATGTGGGAAGTAAAATCGGAAACCGCGTTTACTTCATCAACTGTTGTAACTATTGACAACATCTTCACAAGCGATTACCGAAACTATTTGATCAAAATAGTAGGTGGTGGTAGTAGTGCTGGTATTTCATCACAACTTCGTGTGGGTGGTGTCGCGGCTGCAACTAATTACAATGTTCAGGCTGCCGAAATGGCTGCCGCTACAGCATGGACAGTTTATAGAACTTTGTCAGCAACCAATTTTGATACGGGAAGTTTTGGGGCAACTCAAAGCGCAATGGATTTCAACATTTACAATCCTGCGGTTGCAGCACAAACAAACTTTTTATCGACAATTTCATATTCTGGGGCTACCTCCACCGTTCCGGGTTATATTTTGCGAAGCGGAAACCATTCAACCGCTACCGCATATGACGGAATAGCGATTACTTTTACCGCTGCCACTACTGGCACTTACACAGTTTACGGGTACACCAAATGACATACAGAATCAACGACAACGGCATTGACCGAGAAATGACCGAAGAAGAAACAGTTGCCTACGAACTCATTTTGGATGACGTAAAGGCAAAAGCAAAAGAAGCAAAAGCACGCGCAACAGCCAAGCAAGCAGTCATTGACAAACTTGGTTTGACTGCCGACGAAGTTGCCGCGCTCCTGTCCTAATGCGCTGGCGTTACCTCATCGGCTACGTCGCGCTAATAGCGGTCGTATTGTGGGGTTGCGCAGGATGTGGTTATGACGGCTCATATCGTTACCGATGCCAAGACCCAGCCAACTGGAAGAAGCCTGAATGTGAACCACCGATCTGCAACCCATCTGGCACGTGCACTCGAGATTTGATTTATGAGAGCACGCCTTAAACCCGAGGAGCTTCACGCTCGACTGATTGTTGTTGTCGGCATAATCCTTGCCAGCGTCTTTGCAATTACCGTGCTGGGCTTTGTTTATGCGCTTATGTTTGTTACCCAGCCGATCGGCCATCAAAGCCCTAACGACTCCGCCTTTATAGACCTGTTATCAACCTTGACCGTCTTTATGACCGGCACGTTGTCAGGATTAGTGGCCTCAAACGGGCTAAAGTCAAAAGCAAAAGAAGGAGCTAAAGATGTTGAAGACTAAAGACAAAGCCCTACTCGCCTCATACGGTCGCTCGGTCATCGCAGCGGTCATTGCGGTGTATTCAACAGGCAACACAGACCCAGCCGATCTGGGCAAAGCAGCGCTCGCCGCGCTTGTGCCAGTTCTCATCCGATATGTGAACCCTAAAGACCTGGCATTTGGTCGTGGCAATAGCCAAAGCTAAAGCAGGCGTGCCTAACGCACGCGACTACATAGGCAACGCAGACGGTGCATCACCAGCACCACGTGCCGGCATGAACGAATGGATAAAGCAAGCGATCGCTGTATCGAATGGCGCGCTGTGGAACAACGGGTCGTGGGGTCAACGTGACATGCGCGGCAAACCAGGCTCATTGAGTGTGCACGCGACTGGTAGAGCTGTTGATCTGTCGTATCGCAGGAGCGAAAAGAACCCAAAAGCAGGCCGTAAAGAGGCGCTGGTCTTTATTGACAAACTTGTTGCGAACGCCAACGATCTTGGTTTGCAATGTATTTTGGATTACTTCCCAGAGCCACAGGGTCGAGCATGGCGCTGCGATCGGTACGCATGGCTTAAATATGACAAGCCAACAATTCACGGTGCACCAGGTGGCGACTGGTTCCACATTGAGATAACACCACAGGCCGCCGACTCGGTGATCTGGGTTAAAGCCGCATTCTTAAAGGTGTTCGGGGAAATCCCACCTAAGGCTTAATCTATGTTCTAGGGTCGGAGTACCGACAAAAGGACAGGCAATGACTGACCCACAGATAGTTGATTACAGCGTCTATACAGGAGTGATGGACAACGGCCAAGAAATCTTGGTTCAGATATTTTCTAGCCCAGAGTCGGGCAAGTTCCTAATGGGACAAATCGCATTCAGAACGGCCGCATCCAGTTGGGGCGTGCCCATACCTTTGGAGAAACGATGAACTATTTTGCAGAAAAAATCATTGGGCTAGTGCTTTGTACGGTCTTTGGCTTTACGGTCGCTGTAGGGGCTCCTGACGCGTCTGGTAGCCCGTCTGGAACTATTGCCCTGGCACCCTTTGACGTCACGCCATACCTAATTGACCCGACCACAACTACCAGCTCAACCATCTACATTGACCCGTACAGCTCCGCTTGTGAGCAGTTCAGCGCGCTAGCGATCAACCTTGGCTGGCCTGCCGATCAGCGCACCGTGCTCGAATCTGTGATGTTCCGTGAATCACGTTGCATCCCTAACGCTTACAACAGCAAAGACCCAAACGGTGGGTCGCGCGGACTAATGCAGATCAACGGATTCTGGACACCATGGCTAACCGATGCCGGCATTATTACCGAGGCAAAAAACTTGTTACAGGCTGATGTTAATTTGCGTGCAGCGTTAGCAATTTACAATTACGGCGTTGACCGTCACGGTTACGGATGGGGGCCATGGAGTGCAACACGATGAGCGAAGGTAGCGCATGGAATCAAGGCGAACTATCAGAAGAAACCCGACGAATGGTATTGGAGCAAATGATGACAACTAAACACGACATGGCAATCTTCAATTTAATTAACGAGATTGCAGACATAAACACAAACCCACACGCAAGCATTATCCAACGTCTTAAAGGCATGAAGAACTCGTTGTCATTAGAAGAACCGATGCCATTGCATGATGTGACTACACTCGATTTAGCAATCAAAGCATTACAAGCACATTCCTAACCGACAAGGAGATTCCGACAATGAAAACCTGCACAATTTGCAAAGAACAAATTGCTTACCCAGAAATAACAGGCAAAACACACTTTGTTTGTGATGGCCGTGTGCCGGCACAAAAGAACGCTCCATTTATTGAGGGCATGCTGGCATCACAATCATCTGCCGATGCGCGTTGGACAAAACCTGAACAAAACCAAGTTGACGCTGCGATCTTGCACGTTGCGCGGACTAAAGGTTTCTTTACGTCTGACGACATTTGGAAGCACCTGGGCGATCAGTTCCCTGTCACTAAAGGCATCGCTGGACGCCTAAACGCTGCTGCTCGACGTGGCATTATCCGCAATACAGGCGAACTGGCATATGCACAGCGTGGTGGCGCGCATGACCATGCACAACGCCTATCAGTATGGGCAGGAATCTGATGGGCTTTGACCTAAGCAACTACGAAACCGTAGAACAGCGTCTAGTTAGATTCTGGGCTGCATATCCGAACGGGCGCGTCTATACGTGCATGATGAACTACACAGGCGATGCGTGCGTGTTCTATTGCGAACTATATGCAGACAAGGACGACAAGGTGCCAGTCGCGACAGGCTACGCGGAAGAAATTAAAAGCGACCGCGGTGTCAATGCAACCTCGTTCGTAGAAAATTGCGAGACCAGCAGTATTGGACGCGCAATCTCGAATTGCCCAATACAAGGACAAGGCACAGGTCCAAGACCCTCTCGACAAGAAATGCAAAAGGTTGAGCGCCTAAGCACGCCAACAGACACACGGCAGAACCCTGTGCACATACCCTCTGGTGCATTTGCCACGCCAAAACAAATCGGTTACATCAAAAAACTTGCCAAAGACAAAGGCATGGATGACCTGGCATTGCTGGAGATGATTCAGTTAAACCTTGACGATGACAGCGCGGTGCTTGAGCTGCTTAAATCGCATGAAGCGTCAAAAATTATTGAGCGTTTGAAATGATGACGTTTTTAGTACTTAACATTGCCGGCATATCGCTTGGGCTCATGTTGACCCTGTTTGTGATGATGTTTGCAGAAGACCCAAGAACAACCGCTGGACGCAAAAGGGGAAAGAAATGACATTAGAAGAACTAATTACAAACATTGAGCGCTTACAAAGCGTTTACAACTCAATGGTTGACCCAGAGCAACACGAAGCAAGACGGTACGTGCGCTGGGCTATCAAGCATCTTGCAGACAAGACGTACATGGCCGCGCTTTAATGAAGTCAGACCCAAAGATCAGCGAAGCCGACTTCAAGGACATGGTGATCAGCGTCGCCAAGCGTTACG